ACATGTGATCAAGAAATCGCTCAAACATTTAAAGATGAAATCCTCTCTACTAAACAAGGAGAACTTGACGAACTAGAAGATGGTATGAAACAACTCAAACAAGAGATGGAAAATACTCAAAAAAGACAAGAAGAGATAGAAACTAATACTCAAAATATTAGAGAGTTAGATGTGAAAATATCTTCTATAGGGTATTCTAAATCAGAGTTGGAAAAGTTTAATGTTAAACTAGAAACAGAACTAACACAGTTAGATAGTAACGAAAAGTCAGCAGATGAAACTAACTTAGACGGTTTACAAACTAAATTAGATGAGTTAGATAAACAACAATCATCTTTAAAAGATGAACAACAATATAATGAAGCTGCAAAAGCAATGTTACAAGATACTGGAATCAAGACTAAGATTATTAAACAGTATCTTCCTATCATGAATAAACTAATTAATGCTTACTTACAATCTATGGAATTTTATGTAAACTTTAATTTAGATGAAAACTTTAATGAAACTATTAAGTCTAGATTCCGTGATGATTTTAATTATGCTTCATTTAGTGAGGGTGAGAAAATGCGAATAGACCTCGCATTACTATTTACTTGGCGTGCAATTGCAAAAATGAAAAACTCTACGAATACTAATCTATTAATACTTGATGAAATATTTGATAGTTCACTAGATGGAACTGGAACAGAAGAGTTCTTAAAAATACTGGGAACTTTAGAAAATGAAAACATATTTGTTATATCACATAAGGGTGACCAATTAACAGACAAATTTAGAAACTCAATAAGATTTGAGAAGATAAGAAACTTTAGTCATGTTGCTGCTTAATGGGTAAGAGGAGTGATTTTGAAAGAGTCGAGAGGGATTTTTATCCTACACCTTGGCAAGCAGTAGAACCTCTTGTTCCACATTTACCAGAGGAGTTTGCATTTGCTGAACCTTGTGCTGGTGATGGTGCATTGGTAAATCATATTGAAACTTTGATGGAAGGTGGTTGGTGTTCATGGGCATCAGATATTGAACCACAGAAAAAAAGTATTATTAATAAACACTTTAGAGATTTGGGTGAACATGAGTTTTTAGAAGCTGATTATATCATTACAAATCCGCCTTGGGATAGAAAACTATTACATCCTATGATTGAATACTTTACTGCATTTAGACCTACATGGTTATTGTTTGATGCTGATTGGATACATACTAAACAGAGTGTTCAATATCTACCACTTTTAAAAAAGATAGTAAGTATTGGTAGAGTGCAATGGATACCAGACAGTAATTCCACAGGCAAAGATAATTGTTGTTGGTATTTGTTTAGTAAGGGTGATTCACAACTAATTCAATTTGTGGGGAGAAAATAATGGGGAAAAAAGTTTTAGTCTGTATTGGTGATAGCTGGACAGATGATAATTTTAACAGTTCTGTTTATCCAGATATGGATACTAATTGGCCTAAATGGCCAAAACATCTTGCTGATATGTTAGATATGGAAGTCTTAAATCTAGGTACATGTGGGTCTGGTAATCAACAGATATTCAATAAAACTGTAGATGCCACAAATTATGCTGATAATATTGGTGGTGTGGTTTGTATGTGGAGCGAACCAGATAGAATTGATTTTGAAGTTCATGACCCCAAAAAACAGTGGAATGGATATAATACTATAACAAACAGCGCTTTTCTTCATTGGAGTCCTAGACGCTCAGTAGGATTAAAAAGACAGACTCATCAACCATTATTGGGGATTGATGAAATCTCTACAGCGGTTCGTAGATGGAATCAAAATCACACAATGGTCTCAAATACAAAATTTGATCCTCTTGCAGAGCAAGTATTAGATTTAGGTATATGGCAAATGGAAACATCGTGGAGACAGAGTCTACGATACTGGTATTCAGTTCAAAGTATTTGCGAAAATGAAAAAATACCATATTTACAGATAGTAGGAACGAATCCATTTTTTACTTGGTTAGAGGAACAAGATTATAAGGTAGAAAGAAGAAAAGTAATAGATCATTTAATGACTACAGATTATATGCTTTCTATAAATAATGATACATTTGTCGGTTGGCCTATATTTGGAGATATTGGTGGAGATACAGCATCATCAATAATTCACCATGAAAAGTATAGAATGGGAGTAAATGATTCGCATCCAAACGAATCAGGCCACAGATATCTGGCAGAATACCTATATAAAGAGTGGAACACCAACTGGGCGTGATAGTAAGCCACTGATTTTACAGCGTTTTTTAATTCAAAAAAAGTGAAAAAAAGACTTGACTTTGCCTCAAAAGTGTGTCAGCTTATATATATGATGATGATTGAGAGGAAAACTATGAAAGATAAATCGAGACTTGCGAAGTTACTTGCAGAAGAAGATATTCATGTAGTTCATAAAAAAGTAGAAACTGCTGCTTTTGACGTTAAAAATCGTGAATTGGTTTTACCTATCTGGAAAGATATGAGTGAAAGTGTTCAAGACTTATTTACACTTCATGAGGTAGGTCATGCATTTTGGACTCCATTAGATATGTTGGAAACCGCTAGAAAGAAAAATATTGATTTTTCTTTTGTCAATGTCCTAGAAGATGTTAGAATTGAAAAGATGATACAATCTAGATACCCAGGCGGTGTTAGGTGTTTCAATCTAGGATATACTGAATTATTACAAATGGATTTTTTCAAACTCCAAGGTAAACATCTAAAATCAATGAACTTGATTGATAGAATTAATCTTCATTTTAAACATGTGTCTGATGTTCCATTTTCTGATGCAGAGATGGAGTGGGTTCAAAAAGCAAATGAAACTAAGACTCCTAAACAAGTATTAAAACTTGCTCAAGAGTTATATGAATATATTGAACAAAACGAAGAATCCCAAGGTGATCCAGACCAAGATAATGCTGGTGCTGACGGTAAGATGAGTCAGATGCCTAGTGAGGGTAATGCTGACGCTGAATCACAAAGTGGACAAAGTTCAGACAGTTCTGGTGGTAAAGAAGAAAACCAAGAAAACGGTGATTCTGATGACCAGAGTGAGGCTGGAGACGACCAGAACACCGACCAGACAGAACAAGGTTCAAATGGTAGTGGTGATGGTGATGATGAAAAATCTGATAAAAAAGGTTCTGAACAAGTAGTTACTAATGGTAAAGAGGGTGGTAAATCAGAAGGTAAAAAATTCGTTGCTTCTACCGATAGTGCTTATCAACAGGCATCTAAAAAGTTTTTAGATACAAATGCTCAAGATAGAAATTATTGTTGGATACCAAAGTTAGATAATATCAAAGATATGATTGATACGCCTGCTCAAATCCTAGAGGATTTAAGAGAGTTTTACAAAAACGATCAAAACGATACTTTCTTTCAATACACTCAACAAGAATTGAAAACTTTTCTAGACGGTTCTAAAAAAACAGTATCTTATATTACTAAAGAATTTGAGATGAAAAAAGCTGCAGATCAATACAATCGTGCTACTGTCGCAAAAACTGGTTCGTTAGATATGTCTAAGTTACATACTTACAAATACAATGAGGATTTATTTGCTAAAGTTACTAATGTGCCTGGGGCTACAAACCACGGTTTAGTTTTCTTTTTGGATTGGTCTGGATCAATGCAAGAGAATATGAGTGGTACTATGAAACAGTTATTTAATCTTACAGAATTTTGTATGAGAACTAAAATTCCTTTTGAGGTTTTCGCTTTCTCTGATAGGGCCTATCGAATTAAAGATAGAAGGTTTGAACAAGTATTCAAGTCTGGTGATATCAAAGTTGATGAATTAAAATTGTTTAACTTTTTGAGTTCTTCAATGTCCAAAAAAGAACAACATGAAATGATGCATTACATGTATATGATGGGTGAAAATTGGAAGGGTTATAGAAATTGGAGTAGACAAGGTTATCCTTTAGGAGTGATGAATTATTATCAATTAGGTGGTACACCACTTAATCATGCTATTATCGCTGCTATGAAAATAGTTCCAGACTTTCAGAAAAAACATAATGTTCAAAAAATACACTCTGTATTTTTAACTGATGGTTATAGTCATAGAGTTGATTCTGCCTATCATGTTAGTACGGATAAAGAAGGTCAATCTTATAATGATTGTAAATATATTGATGGTTGGAGAAGAGATGATGTTCATATTACCGATCCAATTAGTGGTGCTAAAATCATTACTGATAGAAATGGTAGAAATGGACAAACTGTTTCACTTTTCAAGTTGTTAAAGAAAAGAGTACCTAATATGAATATTGTAGGTTTCTTTATTGCTGGTTCTGGAAAAAATGGTAGAGTTCATAAGAATATTATTGAGGACAAGTTTGGATTACACTCATATAGTGATTATGCAAAAGTTAGAGAAATCTATAAGACTCTTAGAAAAGATAATGTGGTAGTTTCTACAGAGGATGGATATGATGCATTTTATATCTTGCCTGGGGCTGGTGCAATGCAAGAATCAGAAGAGTTAGTTGTAAATCCAAACGCTAAAGTTGGTGAATTGAAGAAAGCATTTATGAAATCTTCTACTAACAAAATGGCGAATCGCCCAGTATTAAACAAGTTTGTTGGGATGATTGCCTAATGAAAAAACCCTTTAAAATCAAGGACTTAAAAAAAGACTTGACAATGGGTTAAAGATGTGTTACTTTAAGGTATGATGAAAATTGAGAGAGGTTATATATTATGTATTTAAGTCCAAGAAAACAGAAGTTTGTAGATTCTGCATCTGAACAATTCGGTGCTGGTTCTATTCTGAACAAATCGCAAGTCAAAGAGATTTGTGATAAACTAGAACTGCCACTTGCTGGTTGGTTTCTAGGTCAGTGTAAAACTGGTTACAATCAATTCAAACTTCCTAATGAAGAAAAGTATGTTACTGAAACAGTACAGACTAATACTGCGCCAGTAGAAAATACTATGGTTAATTTGGTTGCAACAAATATGGAAAAACAAAATTTAGTTCCAGAGGCCTTTGTAGGTTTTGTACCTTGGGGTCATCACTCTACAATTAAACAGATTGTAAAATCTGGTATGTTCTATCCAGTTTTTGTTACTGGATTGTCTGGTAACGGTAAAACTCTTATGATTGAACAGATTCATGCTGAACTTAAAAAAGAGTTAATCAGAGTTAACATCACAATCGAAACTGATGAAGATGATTTACTTGGTGGTTTCAGATTGGTAAATGGTGAAACTAAGTTTGTGCCTGGGCCTGTTATTGAGGCTATGGAAAAAGGTTGTACTCTTTTACTTGATGAGTGTGACTTAGGTTCTAACAAGTTACTTGCCCTTCAGCCTGTTCTTGAGGGTAAAGGTGTTTACTTGAAAAAAGTAAACAAGTGGATTACTCCTAAAAATGGTTTCAATGTGATGGCAACTGCTAACACAAAAGGTAAAGGTTCAGATGACGGTAGGTTTATCGGAACTAACATTTTGAACGAGGCCTTCTTAGAAAGGTTTGCAATCACTATCGAACAACCATATGCTACTACTAAGACCGAAAAGAAGATCGTTATCGGTTCTATGAAAAAGTATGGAACTGTAGATGAAGTGTTTGCAGATAATCTTGTCAAGTGGGCAGAGGTTATCAGAAAGACTTTCTTTGACGGTGGAGTCGATGAAGTGATTTCGACCAGAAGGTTAGATCACATCGTTAAGGCATTCGCCATCTTCAATGACAAGATGAAGTCTATTGAACTTTGTGTTGCTAGGTTTGATGATGAAACCAAAGACTCCTTTATGGATCTTTACACTAAAATAGATAGTGGAATCGATGTTGGTTCTACTACAGATAATTCAGACGTTGATGCAGAACTTGCTGAGATGGATAAAGAGGATGATGACGAACCATCATTCTAGGAAAAATGCGGGCATCGTATAAAGGTATTATGTCAATTTCCAAATTGAAGAAGGTGGTTCAATTCCATCTGCCCGCTCCAAATCCAAATAAAAGAATTTTAGGGGTTGACAATGCCTCTAATCTATGTTAGTATATGACTCTAACATTAAAACTATACTATGAAAGGTATAATATGAAGAAAATGACAAAGACAGCAAAAATCAGAAATCTTTTTGCAAAAGGCAATGACGTAACTTGGAAAACTCTAAGGACTAAATTTGACCTACAATCACCAGCTTCTATGGTTGGTAAACTAAGAAACGAAGGTATGATGATCTATGAAAATAGAGGATCAAAAGGTGTTTCTTATAGAGTTGGTACACCAAGTAAATCCGTAATCGCGGCTGGACAATCTGCACTATTCGGTGTTCAAGGTTACACAACATCAGCATAATAAACTTTGGGGTGGCGGTATTTTCGCCACCCCCTTTTACTAAAACCAAGGAGATATATTATGGGTTTAAAAACATTTGACATTGCACCAGAAGAGTTTAAAGATGGTGGTGTTGCTACAGCAGATAAAGAACATTGGACTTCTAACGAAGAAGCACCCACTGATGCAGAAAAAGCAATTGCAGATGCAGAAACAATGGCTGATGCTGATGCAGAACATGAAAAACAAAATAGTGGATTAAAAGTTTCTATGAAAACTAAACTTGCTCTACACATGATGCGAGTTGAAATTCCAAGTGATGCCATTGACGAAATTAATAAATACATTGATGAAAATATTGTAACACAAGATGAAAAATTCGGTGAAACTGCTGGTAATACAACTGCGAACAATAGTTTGGCTGGTGGACTTGTAGGACAAATCAAAAATAATAGTAAATCAGCACAACTTGTCTTTCCAATTACAGATGAAGAAGAGGGTTCTATTCCATCACAAGTAAAAACTATTATCGACCAGTGTGCAAGAACTTATTTAAAGAATGGACATGATATTGATGCAGTAGTAGATGCATTTGAAGCATGGTCAGTTCACAGTTATTCTGGCGACTATAATCCTTTACACGATCACGGTGTTGCTACACCTTTCGGACTATCGTGTATTTTGTATTTAAAAGTTCCAGAGGCAATTGAAAAGAAAAATGCAGAAGATCAAAACCATTTGAATAATAATTCTGGTGGAGTAGATGGGTTCACTTATTTCTCATGGGGAAGTAATGGAAGAGCAGACACTAAGATTCTTAGACCTGCTACAGATGAATATGTAAAGCCTGAAAAGGGGGTTATGTATTTGTTCCCTAATTGGTTACGCCATTCGGTTATGCCTTTTCATGGGGATGGAGAACGAAGAACATTCTCTACGAATGTTAATGTGATTGACAAATTACATTTAAAGAAACTGGGCAAAACTAGTCCAGAAGATCAAGAAAATTATATTAAATCATTGAGGAGGGCTTAGTTGAAATATCATAAAGATATTGATTATAAGTTCAACGAGGATAAAATTCTTGCTGAACTTAGAACTTATGTTGACGCTACTTATACTAAACACTACGGGCAGGACAAATTTCAAGCCACAGAGTTTATCATAGATGGTGGGCATGGTGAGGGTTTTTGTATTGGTAACATAATGAAATATGCACAACGATACGGAAAAAAGAATGGCAAGGACAGAAATGACTTGCTTAAGATTATACATTATGGTATAATAGCACTTTATAATAATGAAAAGGAACTTGAAAATGAAACTAAGTAATAAAACTGTAGATGTATTAAAAAACTTCTCTACGATTAATCAGAACTTGATTATCAAAGAAGGTAATACACTTACAACAATGTCAGCGATGAAGAACATCGTTGCAAAAGCAGAAGTAGAACAAACATTTCCAAAAGAAGTCGCCATTTATGACTTGAATGAATTTCTTGCCGCTCTATCTTTATTCACAGTACCAGTTTTGGATTTCCAAGACCAGTTTGTGATGATGTCAGAAGAGGGTAGTCCAAAGAAATCTTTGAAATATTTCTACTCTGATCCTAGTGTGGTAACTAGTCCTACTAAAATGATAACAATGCCGTCAAGTGATGTTACATTCTCTATAGAAGAAGATACTATTAATCAACTTAAAAGGGCTGCTGGTGTTATTTCTTCACCAGATATGGCACTTCAAAATAATTCATTAACAGTAAAGGATAAGAAAAACGATACTGCTAATAATTATTCTATGAATGTTGATTGTAATGCTCCAGAGGGTGCAGAATATAATTTCTATTTCAAAGTAGAAAATATGAAACTAATAAGTGGTAACTATGATGTTACAGTATCATCTAAGAATATTAGTCACTTCCAAAATAAAACTAGTAAGGTAGAATATTGGATTGCTCTTGAACCAGAATCAACTTATAAAGTTTAATTTAGGAAAATTATATTATGGAAAACTTTTTGTGGGTCGAGAAATATCGACCAACTAGAATTGACGAATGTATTCTGCCAGATAATCTAAGGAATACGTTTAAAGAATTTGTTAAAACTAAATCAATACCAAATATCATATTATCTGGTACTGCTGGTGTGGGTAAAACCACAGTTGCAAAAGCAATGCTCGAAGAGATTGGTGCTACTTATATGATGATAAATGGTTCGGAAGAATCTGGTATTGACGTTCTTAGAACTAAAATCAAAAACTTTGCTTCAACTGTAAGTCTAGAGGGTGGTAGAAAATATATTATCCTAGATGAGGCAGACTATTTAAATCCACAATCGACTCAACCAGCCCTTAGGGGGTTTATGGAAGAGTTTCATAAAAACTGTGGATTTATTCTTACTTGTAACTACAAAAATAGATTGATTGAACCACTACATTCTAGGTGTTCTAATATTGATTTTACTATTAATAATGGTGATAAGGTAAAACTTGCAGAAGAGTTCTTCCAAAGAATCTTAAAGATATTAGTATTGGAAGATATAAAAAATGAACCAAAGGCTGTTGCTGAATTAATTAACAAACACTTTCCAGACTGGCGTAGAGTCTTGAATGAACTTCAAAGATATTCTGTTACTGGTCAAATTGATGCTGGTATTCTTATTAATATTTCTGAAAAGAATATTGGAGAACTAATGGCATCATTAAAGGGAAAGGAATTTACAAATGTTAGAAAGTGGATTGTCGGTAATCTTGATAATGACCCTATTAGGATTTATCGTAGGGTTTACGATGCGCTATACGATTATCTTAGTCCTAGTACTATTCCTCATGCTGTTGTTATTCTAGGGGATTATCAATACAAAGCAGCTTTTGTTGCAGACCAAGAAATTAATTTGTTGGCTTGTCTAACAGAACTTATGGGAGTGGTAAAATTCAAATGAGGTATGATAAATTAACGATAATAGATGATCTACTTGAACCACATGTTGCAGAACTAATAGATTCAGAAGTGCAAGAACTTTCGTGGGAATATGATTATCCTTCTAGGGGTGGTGCTCCTAGTAAACACTGGCATATTAAAGCATGTCATACTGAACAAAATCTTATAGATAGGGGTATGGATTGGATTATGCCTATATGGCAATCTGCCATAAGAAAGATAAATTTAGATTTACAATGGGAAAGAGTTTATTTAAATGCTCATACTCATGGATTAGAACCACTTTCACATACAGATGATGGTGATTTTACTTTAATATATTATCCTAGAATGGATTGGGGTAAGGATGATATGGGTGGAACTATTGTAGGTGGTGAAGTTGCAGAATATAAAGGTAACAGATTGATTTGTTTTCCAGCAAAAATGATTCACCAAGCAATGCCTGTATCTAGAAACTGTCATACTCTAAGAACGGTTATAGTATTTAAAACTTTAGATAAGGGTGGACAAATCTATAATAAGGATAGATTAGATGGCTATAAGGATTAGTCATGTATGAATTAAAAGAGTATTTAAATGCCATAAACTATACCAAAGAAAAACTAATGGACACACCAGACGAAACTTGGGAAAAGAAATATCTAGCCTTTATCGTAAATAAGTGTTTATTAGACCCAGAAACCATTCATCTTGTAAATGAGATGAACCGCCAACATCATCTAGATAATAAGTTGCAGTTTGACTTTTTACTAAATAGTCTTAGACCACGGAAAAGATTTAATCCTTGGTTGAAAGCAAGTAAACTTAAAGATCTAGAGTATGTAAAAGAGTATTATGGATATAGTAATGAAAAGGCAAAATCCGCTCTAAGTATACTTAATGATGAACAGATAAAGACTATCAAAGATAGTTTGAACAAAGGTGGAAAAAATGGAAGAGGTTAAACTGAATTGGAAACAAGATGATATGCTAGAAATCGTCTTGAAAGAACCAGACGATTTTCTCAAAGTCAGAGAAACATTATCTAGAATTGGAGTTGCAAGTAGAAAAGATAAAAAACTCTATCAATCATGTCATATTTTACATAAACAAGGTAAGTATTACTTAGTACACTTTAAAGAACTTTTTGCTTTAGATGGTAAAGAAACTAATCTAAGTGAGAATGATATCGCAAGACGAAACACAATCGGCAAACTGTTAAGTGATTGGGGTCTTGTAACAGTAAAGGGCGAAATCGAACCAGTGGCACCATTAAGCCAGATTAAAATAATTTCATTCAAAGAAAAAAGTGAATGGGTTTTAGAGACAAAATATAATATTGGTAAGAAAAAAGAAGAACCAAAAGAAATTTAAAAGCCTTGGAGATGGTGTATGGAAAAATTTGCCGATTTTTTTACTGAGGCCAAAATTGATACTGATATCGAAGTCGCAATTCTAACCAAAGTTAAATCTAAAAAACCAGAACTAGTAAGCAATTTAATTCAAAAAGCTTGCGAAAAACGTAATATTAAATGTCACATCATTAATGTTAGAGATGCATGGATCGCTGCTAACGATTTAGAAACTGGAATAATAACAGTATCTAATTTTGATGGTAACGATAATGATGTAAAATTTAACACTAGAAAGACTGTGTGTTTTGTTCGTGCTGGAGTTTTAGAAGATGAAATCGGACTCGCACTACTAACATCTTTTGAGAAGTCTGGTTCGTTTATGATTAACAATAGAGAAGGTATGTTGACATGTGATAATAAAATGTCAGCGTTCTTATCTTTTGAAAGAAACAGTATACCGACTCCTAGAACATCAATAGTTTCAAATGAAAAGTCTCTAGAAGATGGATTAAAAAGAATTGGTGGTAAGTTTCCAGTTATCATTAAAACAATTACTGGTACACAAGGTATTGGTGTTTCTATTGCTAAAGATTACGAGAGTTTAGTTTCTAATGTTCAGTCATTATGGAAATTTGGTGCTGAACTTTTAATTCAAGAATATTTTAAATTCGATAGTGATATAAGAACAATTGTAGTTGGTGGTAAAATACTAGCATCAACAAAGAGGATTTCTGCAAAGAAAGATTTTAGGTCTAATAGACATAGAGGTGCTACAACAGAACCATATAAATTGAATGATAGAGAAAGAGAAGTGATTCTAAGGGCATCTCGTTCAGTTGGTGCATATGTTGTTGGTGTTGACCATGCTATTGTAAGTGGAGATGTTTACGTTTTAGAGTGTAATGGTTCTGCTGGTATTGGTTCTAACTTTGCACTATACGATGCTACTGATACAGAGTCAGATAACAATGCATATATAGGAGAAGCAAAACCATCCAAGATTGTAGATAAGTTACTAGACTTTGTGATGGATTCAAACAATCGTAGAAACTCATTTCCTACTGAAGCTGGATATGTAGAAAGAATTGAAGTAGAAGGATATGGCCCACTAAGAGCAAAGTTTGATACTGGAAATGGAACACATGCATCAATGTTTGTAGTAGATAAAATTGATGTTTCTGGTAGAACTGTACGGTGGGAAAAGGGTGGAAAGAAATTTACAAGTGCTTTACAAGGTGTGTCTAAACCAGAACATGTTGGTAAAATAGACGAAAGACCAATCGTTAATGTCAACATCACTTTCAATAATAGAAAGTACATAGATTGCCCAGTAGGACTTACAACAAAAGATTCCAGAAGTAACTTTCTTGCTAACAGAGGACTTATGACTTTGTTTCAAGTTAGTGTCAATCCAAACAGAAGATTCGTCCTATCGGATTGGATTGAAAGAGGGGATAGTAACGATGAGGACGAGTTACCAAAAAAAATTAAATCATAGGAGATGAATTATGAAAATTGGCGAACAAATTATTTTAGCTGCAAAGAAGCAAGCTGAAGGTGAAATAGAAGTACATAAGGCAAATATTGCCGTATACCAAACTATGCCTGCTGGTATCGGAGAACATTCAGATGTTACAGAAGCAGTTATGGCAGAACTAGATAAACTATCTGCCGCACATGATAGACTAGAAATGATTAATATCTACTTTCCAACCGTAAAACAAAAAGAAACTTTATTTGAATAAAAGACTTGACAATGCCCACATTTTACTATACAATGGAACATGATGATGAATACTTTTTATACAAACATTTTACAATGGGGAAACCAACTTTTTCTTAGAGAAGTTGTAAACGGTCAAAGGCAAGTTCGTAAGGTTAAATACCAACCAACTTTGTACACGCCCTGCGAAAAGGTAAGCGGTTTCAAAACTCTTACTGGCAAGAATGCTGCCCCAATCAAATTTGATAATATCAAAGATGCGAAAGAGTGGCAAAAATCATACGAGAATCAAAAATCGTTGGTATTGGGGTTAAACCAATATCCATATACTTATCTTTCAGAAGAATATCCTAATGATGTCAATTGGGATTTAGATCAGATTCTAATATACACTATTGACATTGAGGTTAAATGTGAGAATGGGTTTCCTAATCCACAAGAGGCTGCAGAACCTTTTCTATCAATTACTTTAAAGAACCATTCTAACAAACAAATTATTGTTTGGGGTGTTGGTAAATATACTAATAATCGTGACGATGTAACTTACATTGAATGTGAGAGTGAAATACATTTACTTAAAGAGTTTCTTATCTTTTGGGAAAACAGCCCACCAGATATTATCACTGGTTGGAATACAGAATTTTTTGATATTCCTTATCTATGTAATCGTATGAAGAACTTGTTTGGTGAGGATGAACTAAAAAGATTATCACCATGGCGTATGGTTCAAGATAAAGAAGTTTTCAGAAATGGTAGGAATCATCAACTCTACGATATTAGAGGTGTTGCTCACTTGGATTACTTGGACTTATATCACAAGTTTACATACACAAGTCAAGAGTCATATGCACTTACTCATATCGCATATGTAGAACTTGGACAAAAGAAAGATACAAATCCATATGAAACTTTCAGTGAGTGGTATACAAAAGACTTTCAATCTTTTATTGACTATAACATTCTTGATGTGGAACTAGTTGATCGTATTGAAGATAAGATGAGACTTATTGAATTGTGTTTGACTATGGCATATGAAGCCAAAGTTAATTACATGGATGTTCTTGGTTCGGTTAAATATTGGGATGTTCTGATTTACAATTATCTAAAGAAAAAGAATATTGTAATTCCACAGAAACGTCATTCAGAAAAGGCAGAGAAGTTTGAGGGTGCATATGTCAAAGACCCTATAGTCGGTGAACATAAATGGATTATGTCTTTTGACTTGAACTCTTTGTATCCACACTTAATGATGCAATATAATATTTCCCCAGAAACATTAAAATCTCTGGATACGGTAAAAGGTATGAAGGTGGACAAACTTCTAAACAAGGAAGTTGATACATCTATTTTCAAAGATACCACTATGACACCAAACGGTGCATTATTCAGAACAGATACAAAAGGTTTTCTTCCAGAGTTGATGGAAAACATGTACAATGATCGTGTCGTATTCAAGAAGAAGATGTTACAGGCAAAACAAGAATATGAAGATACCAAAGAACCAAAACTACTTAAAAAGATTTCTAAGTATGATAATATTCAGATGGCAAGAAAGATTGCATTGAACAGTGCTTATGGTGCTATCGGTAATCAGTATTTCAGATACTACTCCCTTGCAATGGCAGAGGCTGTTACAACTTCTGGACAATTATCTATTCGTTGGATTGAAAACAAGATTAATAGTTATATGAACAATTTACTCAAAACTGATAATCAAGATTATGTGGTTGCTTCTGATACAGATTCCATCTATGTTACATTCGGTTCTTTGGTAGAAAAGTTTAATCCATCTAGTCCAATTGATTTTCTAGACAGTATTGCAAAGGATAAGATAGAACCATATATCAGTTCATGTTATGAAGAACTCGCTACTTACATGAAAGCATACCAACAGAAGATGGAGATGTCAAGAGAAGTCATCGCTGACAAGGGTATATGGACTGCTAAGAAACGATATATTCTTAATGTGTGGGATAATGAGGGTGTTCGT